GGAGGCGACAGCCTCCAGGCGGGGCGCAGGGGGCGGCGCGATCCGTCGGCCCTCCCCCCTGATGGAAAGGGGAAAACAGCGACGCGGCCCAAGGGGCCAAAATGAACAATGGGCTGGGTCATTCCTGACCCAGCCCATTGTTTTCATTGGTAGCGGAGGTCCGTACTGGTCATTACAGTCCCACCATCGTGATCGCCTGCTAGCCGGGAGAACGGACCATAGACGGCCGACGAAAAGGCGCCATCCCGGGTGGGATCGGCGCCTTTCTTGTGTCTGCGCGTGATGGCCGATTTTTCCGCTACAAAGTCGGCCATCGGGAAAAGGTAATATCAGTAACATTATCAAATTATCAAAAGCAAACTCATGTTTCTAAACACTTTTTCGCGCGCACCAATGGTAACAAAATCGGTTGTGTGTCGGTGATCAGATTACCGATCAATGGGGTTGCCTCCACTGGAAAATAATGTGTTTAAAAACAATGATATCACCCGGATAACCCTAGCGGATAACCGGCAAAAACCACGCCCCGGTAACCGTCAAAAAATTTGAGAAATCAATGGGAAGGCCTGCGGCAAACAAGGGGCGTGCCCCATGTTACCGTTTTCCGATGGCCGACTTTGAAAGGGGTGAACGCCGCCCTCGGCCAGCAGAAGGCCGACAGGCGCCAAACGCGCAGAAGGATGCCGAGATCCGCAGAAATCGCCCGGGCCTGCTGTGGCCCCGGAAAGCCGCGCTGCCGGCCCGTTTTCGCGGGTCTCTGCGGTGCAGAAATCGAGGCCCATTTAAGCCGAAGGCGCGGCGGGGGGCGACTGCGATCGATGGGGGGTGTTTCGGGTTGGCGGAAGGGGTTCGCCAACCCGGCGGGGCTGGCCTGGGGCCGGCAGACGGAGGAAGGTGGGGGTGTGAGCCCCCGGCAGCGGGGGCCGGGGCGTTGGAGCGCCCCGAACCGCCAGGAACAGGACCCTGACATGGGAAACCCCACCCCGCGCGCCGTGCACGGCGCGGGATCTGTATCAGGTGAACCAAATGGAGTCCATACGCTGCGCCGCCTGCGGGCGGTTGCTGGCCCGGGCGGTTGAGTGCCGCGCGATCGAAATCAAGTGCCCCCGCTGCGGGGCGCTGAACTGTCATCATCAGAGGGCCGCGCGCCCCTCCCCCGAACGCCCCGAGCGTCCCGACGAAAGGACCGCTCATCATGCTGGATTGGATCGACCTCGGCCGCGTGCGCCTCGCCCAGGCGGATTGCCTGGAGGCGCTGGCCGACCTGGGCGATGAAACCGCCGACGCGGTGATCATCGACCCGCCCTACTGCGCCGGCGGGTTCACCGAGGCGGCGCGCACTGCCGCTCCGGGGATGACCCAGGCGACCGACTGGTTCCAGGGCGACGCGATGACCACCCCCGGTCTGGTGTGGCTGCTGCGGCGGGTGGCGATCGAGGCCCACCGGATCCTGGCCGACAAGGGCAGCCTGTGCGTTTTCTGCGACTGGCGGATGGTGGCGGCGCTGGCCCCGGCGCTCGAGAGTTCCGGCCTGCGCTGGCGGAACCTGGTGGTGTGGGACAAGCTGTCCACCGGGCTCGGCACCAGCACCTTCCGCGCCCGTCACGAACTGATGCTGCATTTCGTCAAGGGCACCGGCCTGCCCCGCCATGCCGTGACCATCGGCAACGTGATCCCGGCCAAGCGGGTGGCCCCGGCCAAGCGCAACCACCCCACCGCAAAGCCGGTCGAACTGCTGGAGACGATCATCCGCGCCACCACCCCTGAAGGGGGCACGGTGGTGGACGTGTTCGCGGGCGGGGGCAGTCTGGCCGAGGCGGCGATTCGCACCGGCCGGCGGGCGGTCGTCAGCGACATTTCCGCGCGCCACGTCGCGGCGATCCGGGCCAGGGTCGAGGCCATCCCGACCCACTGATACACACTAAAAACACATCGCCCCCTTGACATCGCCCCCGCGTCATGTGTATAAGATACACACAAATCGGGGGCGAAATGGTCAAGAGCATCAGCAGTCGGGACGCGATCAAGGCCCTTGAGGCGGATGGGTGGCGTCTGGTCAACGTCGAGGGGTCGCACCATCAGTTCAAGCACCCGACCAAGCCGGGCCGGGTCACGGTCAAGCACCCCGAGAAGGACATGAAGATCGGCACCCTCAAGAGCATCGAGCGGCAGGCCGCTCTCAAGATCAGGTAAGGAGCAGACGATGGCCATCCGTTATTACCCGGCAATCATCGAACGAGGCGAAGGGGCGGGCTTCGGGGTGTTCTTCCCCGACCTGCCCGGTTGCACCAGCGCGGGCGAGACGATCGAGGCGGCCGCCCGCTCGGCCGAGGAGGCTCTGGGCCTCCACCTGCGCGGCATGGTCGAGGACGGGGATCCGCTGCCCGATCCGACCCCGCTGGACCGGATCGAGCCCGATCCCGAGATCGACGAAGCCTGCCGGGTGCTGGTCCGGGCGGATCTTCCCGGCAAGACGATCCGGTTCAACGCCACGATGGACGAGGGGCTGTTGAGCCGGATCGATGCCGCCGCCCGCGCGGAAGGCATGAGCCGGTCCGGCTTTCTGGCGGTCGCGGCCCGGGAGAAGCTGGGCTGATCAGCCCTTCGCGGCCGCCATCGGCTGATAGGGGGCGAAGCGGACCACCTCCTCGCCGCACCGCTCGTTGAGGGCGAGGAAGGTGGTTTGCAGTGGCCCGATCTCGTTGAGGAAAAACACGTCGGCCGCCGCCGCCACCGAGCCGAAGCCGCCACTGTTGGACGGCACGATCCCGAGCAACTGCGGCGGCACCCGGTGCGCGGCAAGAACATCGTCGCGGGTGACGTTCTTGATGTTCCAGAACTCATCCTTGGCGGTGACCTCGCTGATCGGGATCACCTGCAACCCGTCCTTCTTGCCGTTCGGCATGTACATGAAAAGGTTGCGGAAATTGCCCGGGCCCTTGCTCTGGCGCATCGCCGCGCGCAGGTCGTCGATGTCCTGCTGGTTGCCGGCCGGGTCGGTCAGATAGAGGATGAAGCCGGCGTGGCTGCCGTTGACGTAGTATTTGCGACGGAACAGGGTCGCGGCCTCGCCCAGCAAGGCCGATTGCAGCGCGCCAAGGTAGCCGGGCAGGCCGTAAATCTCCTGGTTGATGTCGGGCTCCAGCAGATGCAGCACCGCGTCGGGCTCGATCTCGACCTCCTGGCCCTCGGTCAGCAGCACGACGCCGCCGTCGCGGGTCGGCCGGGTCCAGCGGGCGAGCAGCGGCACCAGGCGCAGCACCCCGCCCAAACGCGACCGCCGCACCTCGGACCAGGCATTGCCGAACACCAGGAAATCGAGCGCCAACCGCTTGAAATCGTGCCGCGACAGCAGCGGGTGCGGCACGAACGCGCCGGCCAGCAAATTGACCTTGTAGGCGATGGCGGACTGGTGGTGCGGGCTGGCGGTCAGGGCCTTGGCCAGGCCGTCGAAGCTGACCGGCGGCTCGTACCAGCGGCCGTTGTAATCGGAGCGGAAAAGCCCCATCACCTCGTGGCGATCGAGCACCGGCACCGGCTCGCCGAAGCTGAACACCTCCGCCGCAGGAGCCGGGACCGGAGCGGCGGGGGCGCTGCTGGCGCTGGTGATGGTGAGGGGGTGCGGCCGCGAACGCGGGCGGGGTCTGGGCATGGTCAAAAGATCTCCATGAAACCGCCGCCGGCACCGCCGGAGGCTTGGTCAAAATCGGTGTAATCGAGCCGGTCGAGCGCGTGCATGATCGCCCAGGCCACGTCGGCGTGGCCGGTCTCCTTGGATCTGCCGGCGGCAAAGGTGGCTTGCCGCCCGGTCGGGGTGGCGGTCTTGCGGATGGCCAGGAAGGCCATCGCCACGTCGGCCCATCCCGCGTCGAATTCGAGCCGGCGCTTGCTGATGAGCTGTTTGGCCTTGAGGACGAGGCGGGTCTTGACCTCGACCGAGTAGGTGATGGCGCGCGCCGCCGGGAAGAAGCGGCGCACCATCTCGAACACCCCCTGGCCGATGGTGCTGGTGTCGATCCCGATATGGGCGACGGTGTAGCGGCCGCAAAGGGTGCGAATCACATTGGCCTGGGCCTCGAAATCGACCCCGGCCACGTTGATCTTGTCGAGGACGCGGAAGCGGCCGCCTTCGACCGCCGGGGGCGCGACCACCACGATCGAGGCGTTGTCCTGGCTCAGGGCCGGGTCGTAGCCGATCCACACCGGGCGCTCGCCAAAAGGCCGCTCGGCCAGGGCGTTGAAGTCGCTCCACACCTCCCAGCTATCGACCATGCAGCGGCGCAATTCGTCGAAGCCGAAGAAGCTTTGGGTGTCATCGACCCACACGGCCATGAAAAGGTTGGCGAAGTCCTGCTCGTTGTACTCGCGGCGCAACGCCTCGATGTCGAACAGGTCGCAACCGCTGGCGGCCGCGTCGTCGATGGTGACGATCTGGCGCCATTGCCCGTCCGGGCCGAGCAGCCCCGCCGCCAGCGCGGCGTGGCTGATGTCGAACTCGGCCCGATCCGCCTTGGCCTTGCCCTTGTTGTAGCTCTCGCCCGACCAGAAGGCATGCGCCTCGTGGCCGATGGTGGACGGGGTCGAAAAGTAAGTGATCCGCCATTTCTTGTGGGTCGCCATCGCGCTGGCGACCTTGCGGAATTCGAGGAATTTGGCGATCCAGGCGTATTCGTCGAGATAGACGTGGCCGTGATAGGACTGCGCCGTCTTCGAATTGGTGCCGAGAAAGTAAAGGGTGGCACCGTTCCAGAGCGTGATCGGGTCGCCCTTGAGGATCACCCCGGTCGCGTCCTTGACGAACTGGACGATGTATTCGCGGAAGACGTGGGCCTGAGCTTTCGAAGCCGACAGGAAGATTTGGTTGTCGCCGGTCTGGATCGCGTCGATCAGGGCTTCGCGGGCGAAATACCACGTCGCGCCGATCTGGCGGGACTTCAGCAGATTGCGGATGCGGTAGCGCTTCGCCGCGTGCCACTGCTTCTGGTAGCCGAACAGCCCCTGATCGAACGCCGCCACCAGCGCCTCGACCTGATCCTCGGTCAGGCTGTTCTTCTCTTCCGCCTTGCGCTTGCGGCCCTTGGCCCGGGCTTCGAGGTTGGGGTTGAGGTCGGTCTCGCGCCCTGACCGCCCGAAAAGCTGGATCCGGGCGGTGCGCTCCAGGATCTTGCCGAGCTGGTCAATCTCGGCCAGGTCGCCGGGGCTTTTCGGCTCCTTGGCGATCAACCGCATCAGCCGGGCCTCGACGCTGGCCTCGACCCGGGCCACCACCGGGGCCTTGTCCCATTCGTCGCGCCGCTTCCACGCATCGACCGTGCCGTAGGGCAGATCGAGCTGGCGGGCGATGTCGGCCGGGCTGTGCCCCGCCCAGTAGAGGGCACGGGCGGCGAGGCGGGGTTCCGGGGCGGGGGCGGCGGCGGGGGTCATCGCCCCAGCCTGCGGGCGGACCCGGCCCGGCGGCGACGGTCGCCGGGTTGGCGGCGGGCCTCGCCAACCCGGCGAGGTTTGCGCTGGGAACGGGCGGGGCCGCAGCCTGAAAGCCACCGGTTTCCCCGGGACAGAGCAGGATCGACCATGCCCCCCATCCCCCCCGCCTCCAGGACCAAGTTTTTTCGCGTCGCCCGCTCCGGCCGCACCATTGACGGCCGCGACATCACCCCCGCCCAGATCGACCAGATGGCCGCCAGCTACGATCCGGCGCTCTACGGCGCGCGGATCTGGGTCGAGCATCTGCGCTCGCTGCTGCCCGACAGCCCGTTCAAGGCCTATGGCGACGTGCTGGCGGTGCGGGCCGAGACCGATCCCGATGGCAGCCGGGTGCTGCTGGCCGAGATCTCCCCCACCCCGGACCTGCTGAAGCTCTCGGCCGACCGCCAGAAGGTCTACTGGTCGATTGAGCTGGACCCGAATTTCGCGGCCACCGGTCAGGCTTACATGGTCGGCTTGTCGGTCACCGACAGCCCGGCCAGCCTCGGCACCGACATGCTGACCTTCGCCCTCAAGCAGGCCTCCGCCCCGGACGCGATCAAGGGCCACCTGTTCTCGAAAGCGATCGAAAGCGCGTTCGAGCTGGCCGAGACCGCCGATCCCGGTGCCGGCCTGCTGGCCAGGGTCCGCGAGCTGCTGTCGGCCCGGCCGAAAGCCGACGAGCCCCGCATCGCCCAGATCGAGGGTGCCGTCACCGCCGTCGCCGAGGAGGTGGCCGAGCTGCGGCGCGGCCTGCCGGCGGCCGGGGCCTTCGCCGCCGCCGCCGAGGTCAAGGCCCTGTCCGACAAGCTGGACGGGCTGATCACCCACCTGTCCGCCACCGACCTCAACCCGCCGCGCCTGCCCCATGCCGGCCAGGGCGGATCCTCCATCGAGACGGATTGCTGATCATGCGCAACGAGACCCGGACCAAATTCACCGCCTATGTCGGCAAGATTGCCGCGCTCAACGGCGTGCCCTCGGCCGGCGATAAATTCGCGGTCGAGCCGAGTGTGGCGCAGAAGCTGGAGGACCGGATCCAGCAGAACGCCGACTTCCTGAAAAGAATCAACGTCGTCCAGGTCGGCGACCAGTCGGCGCAGATTCTCGGCCTCGGCGCCAACAGCCCGGCCGCCAGCCGCACCCAGACCTCGGCCAATGTCCGCCGCCAGCCGCGTTCGGTCACCAGCATGGAGCCGCGCGACTACACCTGCCGCCAGACCAATTTCGACACCTTCATCACCTACCAGCAGCTCGACACCTGGGCGAAATTCCCCGATTTCCAGACCCGGGTGCGCGACCACGTCACCCGGCAGATCGCCCGCGACCGCCTGACCATCGGCTGGCACGGCACCAGCGTCGCCGCCACCACCGACCTCGCCGCCAACCCGCTGTTGCAGGATGTCAACATCGGCTGGCTCCAGCACATCCGCACCGCCGCGCCGCAGCGGGTGTTGAGCGGGGTCAAGGTCGGCACCGCCGACGGTCACGACTACCGCAGCCTCGACGCCCTGGTGACCGACGCCGCCGGCGAGTTGCTGGCCGACTGGTACCAGGACGATCCCGAGATCGTGGTGATCATGGGCCGGTCGCTGCTGACCGACAAATACGTCGCCCTGCTCAACTCGGCCAGCACCGACGCGCCGACCGAGCGCAACGCGCTCGACACCATGATGGTCAACAAGACGGTCGGCGGCCGCCGCGCCGAGCTGGTGCCGTTCTTCCCGGCGACCTCGATCCTGATCACCAAGCCGGAGAACCTGTCGATCTACGTCCAGTCCGGCAGCCACCGCCGCCTGGTCAGGGAGGAGCCGGAATTCGACCGGGTGGTCGATTACGCCTCGGACAACGAGGCCTATGTGGTCGAGGACCTGGAGGCCTGCGCCCTGATCGAGGGGATCAAGTCCTACAACGGCGCGGCCTGGGCGTAAGGGCGATGTCGAGCCTTGCCCGCGCCCATTTCCAGCGCACCCTGGCCGCGCGCCAGGCCGGCGCCGGGGCAACCGCCGCCCCGGTGCCGGCGGGCGGGGTGTCGATGGCCGACCGGATGCTGGCGCTGCTCAGGATGCATCAGGTCCAGCTCAAGGCGATCCAGTCGCGCACCGCCAAGATCGCGGCCAAGCGCGACTGGATCGACCAGTACACCCCCTACGTCGAGGGCGTTCTGTCGGCCGATGCCGGCGGCCAGGACGAGGTGGTGGTCACGATGATGGTGTGGCGGCTCGACATCGAGGACTGGCCGCGCGCGCTGGAGATCGCCGCCTACGCCCTGCGCCACGAGCTGGTGATGCCGGAGCGGTTTTCGCGCGACCTCGCCACCACCGTGCTGGAGGAGATCGCCGACGCCGCCCTGGCCCGGCCCGCGCCCGATCCGGCGCTGGCCGAGCCGCTCGATGCCGCGCTCGAACTGGTGGCCGACCACGACATGCCGGACGAGGTGCGGGCCAAGGCCCACCGCGCCCTCGGCCTGATCGCCGCCGACACCGACCCGGCCCGCGCGCTCGACCATTTCGAGAGCGCGCTGGCCTATGACCCCAAGGTCGGGGTCAAGGTCCAGTTGACCCGCCTGCGCAAGGCGCTGAGCAACACCAGCGCCCCCGAAGGCGACCCGCCCGCTTAACCAGGCCCCCCGGCGCGGCGACGGCGCGGGAAAGGGCGGGCTCGGCCCCAACCCGGAACCGCACGTCGCCGCCTCCGCCTTGAGGATCCCTCCGATGTCGCTCGCCCTGATCCCCTCGACCAACCCCGCCGCCGGCGACGTCGCCCGGGTCGCCAATGACGGCTTTTATCCCGACCTCGATCTGAGCGCCTTCAAGGCCGAGACCGGCCAGGGCGACGTGTTCGCCCCGGAACGGCTCGCCGCCGCCCTCCAGGCGGCGATGATCGAAATCAACGCCGGCATCGCGGCGTGGCGGGCCGGGCAGACCGCCGCCACCCTGGCCGAGATCCCCGCCCCCCGCTACGGCGAGGTCTCGGAAAAAGTCGTGCTCTACACCCGCGCGGTGCACGCGCGCGCCCGGGCCGAGCTGGTCCGCACCACGCGCGATTACGACAGCACCAAGGAGGGCCACGCCCGCGCCGAGGCCCTGGCCGTCACCGCCGACGACTACCAGCGCCAGTCCACCGAGGCCCTGGCCCGCCTGACCGGGCGGTCCCGCACGGTGGTGGAGCTGATCTGATGCCGACCGTTTTGGCCCGCCAGGGCGAGACGGTCGACCAGATCGCCGCCCGCTGCTACGGCGGCGACACAAGCATGGTGCCGGCGATCCTCGCCGCCAATCCCGGCCTCGCCGCCCTCGGCCTGCGCCTGCCCCACGGCACGATGGTGACGCTGCCCGAGCGTGTCGCCGCCACCGCCTCCCCCACCATCAGCCTTTGGGACTGAGCGCCATGAACGAGGAATTTTCCGCCGCCCTCAAGGTCTCCCCCGCCATCGGCGGCGCGACCTATTACACCCTGACCCTCAACGATTGGGTGGCGATCGTCACCATCGTCTATGTGGTGGCGCAGACCCTGCTGCTGGTGCCGCGCTACTGGGCCATCCTGCGCCGCCGCTTCGGCGCGGACGGCGCGAAGTGACGGCGCGCTTGCCGGCCAAGGTGCTGGCCCTGATCGCCGCCGGGGCCGGCTCGGCGGCGATCGCCGCCGCCTTCATCGGCGACAAGGAGGGGCTGGCGCTGGCGGCCTACCAGGACGGTGCCCGGGTGTGGACGATCTGCCGGGGCCACACCGAGGGCGTCCGCCCCGGCCAGACCGCCACCCCGGCCGAATGCGAGCGGTTGTTCGCCTCCGACCTCGGCCAGGCGCTGGCCGAAATCGACCGCATCGTCACCGTGCCGATGAGCGAGCCCCGCCGCGCCGCAATCGCCAGCTTCTGCGCCTACAATCTCGGCCTTGCCAAGTGCGCCCGCTCGACCTTCATCCGCCGGCTCAACGCCGGCGACCCGACCGCCTGCGACGAGATCGAGCGGTGGGTCTATGTCGGCGGCCAGGATTGCCGCGATCCGGCCGCCAATTGCCGGGGCATCGTCACCCGCCGCCAACAGGAGGCCGCGCTATGCCGTCTGTGATTCTGTATCTGGTGGCGCTGGCGGTCGCCGCCACCGCCGGCTGGCAGGTCAATGACTGGCGCTGGTCGGCCAAATGGCACCAGCGCGAGGCGGCGATCGCCGCCACCACCACCGCCGCCGAGGCGGAGAACCTGATCAAACAGCAGGTGCTGGCCGACGCTTTCGCCCGGATCGATTCCGACCGGACCGAAGACCGAAGGAAAGCCGATGCCGAAACCGAAGCTTTGCGCGCCCGCGTTGCTGCTGGCGCTGTCCGCCTGCGCCTCGCCGCCGCCTGCCCCGCCCCCGTCCTGCCCGCGCCTGCCGCCGGTGCCGGCCTGGATCGCGGACCCGGAGCCGAGCTTGCTGCCGGTGCTCGACCGGATTATTTCGCCCTCCGCGACGGACTGACCCGGGTCGAAGACAAGCTCGCCGCCTGCCAGGAACTGCTGGCGGCGGAACGGCGGGAGGCGGCGCCGGAATGAAGAAGCTCGCCGCGCTCCGCGTCGCCCTGCTGGCGGCGCCGCTGAAGCTCAAGGCCGACAAGCTGTTGACCTTCGCCGAGAAGGGCAAGGTCCAATCCTGGCGCGGCGGCGACGGCGACAACCGCGCCTTCCAGCTCCTCTACACCGCCCACGTCATCGTCACCGATTACGCCGGCGCGCCCCAGGACCTGTTCTTCGTCGCGCTCGACTGGCTGCACGCCAACTGCCCCGACCTCGACCCGGAAGAGGCGATTCGGTTCCACGTTGACATCATCGACCACAAATCGGCCGACGTGTCGCTGGCGCTCGACCTGTCGGAAATCATCGCCGCCCGGACGCGGCCGGCCGGGCTGGCGCTGGTGCCCGAGGCCGACCCCGATGCCAGCGGTGCCGACCTCGCCCTCCAGTCGCTCGGCCTGGCACCGTGACCAACGATCCCGGCGCCGCCCTGGCCGGTCTCGAACGCTGGCTGATCCAGGGGCTGGCGGCGCTGGAGCCGGCGGCGCGCAAGACCCTGCTGACCGAGATCGGCCGCGAGTTGCGTCGACGCAACCAGCGCCGGATCGGTGCCCAGATCGGCCCGGACGGCACCCCCTGGGCACCGCGCAGGCGCGACCGCTGGGGCCGGATCCGCAAGACCGCCAAGATGCTGCAAGGGCTGCGGGAAACCCGCCGGCTGGCGCTGTCGGCCACACCGGGCGGAATGACGCTGGGCTATGCCGGCCGCAACACCCGGCTGGCCTCGGTCCACCATTTCGGCGAGGTAGACCGGGTCGAGGCGGGCGGCCCCCAGGTCAAATACGCCGCCCGCGAACTGCTCGGCCTGTCCGCCGAGGATGTCGCCCTGGTCCGGGCGCGCATCCTGGCGGCGCTGGCGGGGTAGGGCCGTGAGCGGAAGGGCGGGTTTCCGGAGCATCACGCGTGTAAAATGCCTTTTATTTGCCCGTGAAATCCATACCCCCTGGCCCGTGCGCAAGACGCCAACCGATCAATGCCGCGAGCCAGACCGCTTTTCGGTCACCACTGCGCCGGCACCGCAACCAAACTGGCCGCTTGAAATTCGGTCGACAATTGGCTAGATATTTCTTGTTGGCAAGGAGATGGAGGTCGCCGGATTTGGCTCGACCCCAATCTCTTATGGACATGATTACTGCCAAAGGTCGGATCGGAATGTCCACGGAATCCGTACGCGGCATGGATTGAGACCCATGCTGGCTAGCTCCTAGTCGTGTTGTGTCGGCTAGTCATTGATTCGGTCGCACCGTCCCAGACACTGGGACGGTGCGCATCTCCGATTGGAGCTAGGCCAAATGGACAATATTGACATTGCTAACGAGCTTCGCGCGATCAAGGTAGCGCTTGAGGGCTATCCCGTATCTACGATAACCGGCGGTCAGCTCTTCAGCCTGATTCATCGCGTCGTGCCAGACCTCGATATCCGCGCCGTTGTTGGCATGCCTAAGGGGCCTGGTGCCTTAACGGCTTTTATTCGCGAATATCTGTTGGATGATGTCGAACGGATCGGCAATCAGGGTGGGGATATCCTTTATCAAATCGCGGGGCGTGAAATCACCGCGCTACCAACTTCCTCCTCTCCTTTGATCTGGCGGACGTTCGTCAGTCCAAACTCTTCGAAGCACCTCCTCCTGATCCGCTCCACCCAGCGTGTGCTCGTGCGCGACACGCCTACGTCAACGGGCGAAAGCGAACTGGAGGTGGCTAAAGCTTCCCCGGAAGAACATGATAAAATACGGGCCGATTTCATGGTTTCCATGCCTGAATCTTCGGCAGCAATCCTGAGGGAACACGTCGCGCCCGAAGCCGACTTCGAGACCTGGATCGCGGCACTGAAGGAATATCAGCCTCAAATGATGCCGCAATGGGGCCAATTCCGCCGACATCGGCTCTCTGAACTTTTTGCGGCCCGCATTACCGAATTAAAATTAGAGGAGCCACTGCAACGAGTCGTGCTGGAGCAGATCAAGGCTTCGGAACTCTCAGCTTACGACACGCCGAAGGCCGGAAAAGTGGTCTCAGCCAAGCAAGCGGTACGACAGGCTGGTGGCCTCAACGATCCAACGGACGCGACCTTGCTGGCGCGTCGTCTGGCCCATGTAGCAATAGATCGACTGAGCTATGACGACCTGCGTGCGCTCCGGATGCCTCTTGGCGTGATGCTCGACGCGATTCGAGCCGAGTCTTGATGGCCTAGGCGCATATGGATCGTGTCTAAAGGCATCCTCTTCCTAGTCTTGCCACAAAGCAGCGTGGCAAAGGTTCGTGCCAACGTCCACGAATTGATCGTGCCGGGCGAACGTGAGTTCGTGCAAATCTTGAGCGACGCAGATGCCGCCACCTTTTCGACGGATATCAATAGCCAGACTGCACGATATTTAATTGAGCGCATCTCGGGCTACCCGCAGCATCAGCACAACAAACTAGTCATCGGTCATGAAGTCCAATGCAGTTTCGCAGAACTGACCGAATGGTGGAAAACCCATGCCTTCGGCGATCCCAATGTGAAGAAGCTGAAACCCAAGGCCGTGTATCGCTTTGTGAAGGACCATCTCGAGCAGACTGGTCAGCATTGGCGGGTTCACGCCGGGGCTCAGTTGCGGGAATTTAATGGCCTAACCTGCAACCTGGATGCTTGGATGAACCAGTTCAGCGTATTCGGCTGCACCGGGATTGGCCGCAGGATAGCTGCAAAGCTCCGCGTAATACGCACAGGTGAGTTGCCGCGTGGCGCCTTTGCCATAACCACCATGGACGAGATCGGTCATCGCCAAGGGCACTGCTACGTCCAAGACGACGATGCCGGTGGAAGCTGGCTGGAAATGCAGGCTATCCTGACGCACGCTTGTCCCGCCGAGAAAGTATTTCCTGTCCGGTGGGACAAGAAGGAGGGGCGCCTTTATTTTCCAGAAGCGTCAGTTGATGAGTTCGTGATCTACGAGGACGGATTGTGGAGCGGTAGCGAAGCGGTTCGCCGCCTGCGCGCCATGGCGGATGAGCCGCCGCCGGCGCAGGTGACATTTCGATTTGGCGTGGTTACGGACTTTGGTTTGATGGTGACACGTCAAGCCATCCGATCGCTGAATTTAAGCGGTCGCGTGTCGATCGACACTTCAGCGTCAGAGCTTATTCGATTTCTGAAGCGCGATATTCAAGAAGCGTTGCGCTTCGGAGTGGACATTTCGCCTGAGAGCTACTTCCAGCAACTCCACCAACACGTGGAGCCATTCGCGTTTAGCCTGAGTGACGACTGGACCGCCGAGGAAATCCGCACATGCGAGGAAATCGGAACCCAGTTGGTCCGCAGATGGCTGTCGCAGCACTCCGCCGAACCACCCTCGGCCGAGGAGGTCGGTCGTTTTGCGCTCGGGGGCGGGCGGTTCGCTTCCACCGTAGTTTTCTCGCGCAGCATCCCGAAGGTCTGCCTGCCGCTACTCTGGCTCGACGGGCCGGTCAAGTTGGGAGGCAAGCATGTGAATTGGAGGCCTCTTCTGGTCGATGCCCGACGGGTGTCGGACGGCAACCTGCTGCTCTCATAGGTGCAGCTTAGGTAACAGACACAGATTCACCGTGCGTTGGGCCTTTCTATCGCCACCATCGAAGGTCTGCTTACGGGACTGTTTTTGGGTTACCATGAACGGCGAAGATGAGCGCAAAGCGGTCGGGAAGATAATAGCGTTCCGCCTTCGCTTCCCACACGGCCTCTACTCCGCCGCCACCCCCATGATCGCGTCGTACCCCCGGCAGGCCAGTTTGGTTGGCCGGTCGATCGGCTTCTCGCCGCTGGAATAGGCCGCCACCTGCCGACGCGACAGGCCGAGCACCGGGGCGGCGGTGTCCAGCGTCAGGCCGTTGCGCTTCATCCAGTCTCGGAACGCCTCGCGGCTCATCGGCCGTGACACCTGGGCGAGGCGGTCGAGGGTATAGGCGGCGATGTCGATCTCGTCCGACCATACAATCCCGCTGCCATGCTCATCGACCCGGACGGCGGCGAACCGCGCCGGGTCCTGGCGTAGCGGCCGGTATACCTTGAAGGCGGCAAGGAACGGGGCGAGGTCGATCCGGTCGCGGGTGCCGTCGCGCCACGTCACCGTCACCTCGAACGGCGCCCCGGGCTCGACGGCGGCGATCTTGGGAATCGGCGCGCCGACCGTGATCCAGTCATTCCCGCTCATTGAGGTCCCTCCATTTCGCCATCAACTCATCTTGATGCGCCCGGGCCCAGGCGATCGCCCGCTCGGCGACCTGACGCGGCCCGGAGCCGGCCAGGATTTCAAACGTGCGCAAATCGATCATCAGATCGGCCTCGGCCGAGGTGACGTGGAAATGAGGCGGGTTGTGGTCGGTGCGGATCTCGATCTTGATCCCGTCCCACCGCCCCATCGTGACCATCGCGGCCTCCGTCTGTTCCACCAATATAGTGCATGGCATGCACCAATACCAGCGGCGCGCCATCGCGTGACCGATGGAAAGCGTCCCCGGGTTGGCGGACGCCTTCGCCAACCCGGCGGCGGATGAGGCGACCTCCGCCCTTGCCCCATGATGGGCGGCATGAGCCATCATCAATCCGACCAGGCCCGCCGCCTGAACAATTTGCTGACCGATGGGGTGATCGCCGCCGTTGACCACGCCGCCGGTAAGGTGCGGGTCGAGCTGGCCGGCGGCCGGCTGACCGACTGGGTCCGCATCCCGGGCGAGATCGGCACCAATTTCCGGCGCTGGCGACCGATGCGGGTCGGCACCCCGGTCACGCTGGGCGCGGTGTCGGGCGACCCCGGCAACGCCCGCCTCCTCCAGACCTTCAACTGCGATTCGATGCCCGCTCCGGGCGATGTCGGCACCCTCGACGTGACCCTTTACGAGGACGGCACCCGGATCGCCTACGACAGCGCCGCCCATGCCCTGACCGTCGAGGCGGTCGGCAGTGTGGCGGTGCGGGCCAAGGGGGCGGTGAAGGTCACCTCGGACGAGGCCGCCACCGTCACCGCCCCCCAGATCAGCCTGACCGGCGCGGTGCGGATCGAGGGCGATGTCGAGATCACCGGCAACGTCCACGCCTCCGGCGACATCCTCAACGGTGGTGCCAATGCCAACCATCATCGGCACTGAGGAGGGGGGCGCGGTGGCTGGGATCGACGCGCTGACCGGGACAGAAATCGACGAGCTGGCCGACATCCGCCAGTCGGTCGGCACCATCCTGACCACCCCGATCGGCACCAGGGTGATGCGGCGGACCTTTGGGAGCGAGCTGTTCGACCTGGTTGACAGCCCTGGCACCGAGGCCGGGGCGCTGCGGCTGATCGCCGCCGCCGCCGCCGCGATCTATTGCTGGGAAGACAGAGCCGAGATGGTGTTCGGCCGGGTGGCGGTCGGGTTTGACGGCAAGACGGTGCTGACCACCCGGCTGCGGGTGCGCGGCGAGGATCTGACCATCACCGCCGACACGGTGCTGGCGCGATGAGCGGATCCGACACCATCGACCTGTCGCTGTTGCCCGCGCCGGACGTCGTCGAAACTCTAGACTATGAGCTGATGCTGGCCAGGCGGATCGCCAAGGTGCAAGGGCTGGCCGCCGCCGCTGGGGTGCTGGGTAGCTGGGATCCGACCCGCGAAAGCGACCCGATCCTGATCCAGCTCCAAGAGGGGGCCTACCGCGAGGGCACCCTGCGCGCCCGGGTCAATGACGCCGCCCGCGCGGTGATGCTGGCCCACGCCACCGGGGGCGATCTCGACAATCTGGTCGCCTTCTACGGCGTCGCGCGGCTTGACGGCGAAAAGGATGACCGCCTCCGCGTCCGGGGCCAGCTGGCACTGGAGGGATTCAGCACCGCCGGGCCGGAGGGGGCCTACCGCTTCCACGCCTTGTCGGCCGATCTGCGGGTCAAGGATGTCGCCATCACCTCGCCCGCGCCGGGCGATGTGCTGGTCACGGTGCTGTCCACCGAGGGCGACGGCACCGCCTCGGCCGAGCTGCTGGCGATCGTCGCCGCCGCGCTCAACGCCGAAAAAGTCCGCCCGCTCAACGACACCGTCTTCGTCCAGTCCGCCACCATCGTTCCCTATGCGGTCGAGGCGGTGCTCGACCTTTTCAGCGGTCCCGACACCTCGACCGTCCTGGGCACGGCGCGCAAGGCGGTGGCGGCCTACACCGCCGCCTGCCACGCCCTCGGCGCCCTGGTGGCGCGGTCGGGGCTCGATGGGGCCTTGCATTGCGCCGGGGTGCGGCAGGTCCATCTGCGCGCGCCGACGGTCGAGGCGATCGACCCGGGTGCCACCGCCGCCGGCTATTGCACCGGCATCACCCTCACCGAGGGGAGCGCCGATGGCTGACCAGACCCTGCTGCCGCCCAACGCCACCCCGTTGCAACGCATCGTCACCACGGTCAATGGCGAGGCGATTGACGCGATCCCGGTGCCGCTCGCCACCCTGAAGGATCCGGCCGCCTGCCCGGTGCAGGTGCTGCCCTGGCTGGCGTGGGAGATGTCGGTTGACTGGTGGGATCCCGCCTGGTCCGAGGCGACCAAGCGGGCGGTGATTGCCGCCAGCTATGACGTCCACCGCTACAAGGGCTCGGTCTGGTCGGTCAAGGTGGCGATCGCCTCGGCGATCAACCAGCAGCCGGTGATTCTGGAGGGCCTGCACCGCCGCCGCCACGACGGCACGATCCGCCGCGACGGGCGCTTTTTTTATGGCTGGCCCAAGGCCTGGGCCTGCTACCGCGTGGTGCTCGAACGGCCGATCACCAACCGCCAGGCCGCGCTGGTGCGCCGCATCCTGGCCACCGTTGCTCCCCAAAGGAGCCACCTGCTCTCGCTCGATTACACCGAATGCGCCACCGTCCATAACGGCTCGATCCGGCGGGACGGCAGCTACAATTATGGAGTGGCCTGATGTCCGCCTCTGTCGTTACCACTGGCCGCACCCGCCACACCGGGCCGTTCGTGAGCGAGGCCGCCGTTTGGCCGGAGGGGGTCTACCAGCTCCAGACCGACGACACGGTGCTGGGCGGCCCCGACGGGCAGGACAATTGGGGGCCGCAGTCGCTGGCCGAGCGGACGAGGTGGCTCCGGGCGCAGGTCGAGGCGGTGCTGGCTGCCGCCGGACTGGAGCTGGATACCACCAGCACCAGCCAGTTCGCCCAGGCCATTGCGCGGCTGATCGCCACCGCCGTGGGCAAAATCATCCTGCCCGGCGCGGCCAGCGAGACGGTCGCGGGCCTGGTCGAACTGGCAACGCCGGCCGAGGCGAAGGCCGGCACCAATTCCCAGCGTGCCGTCACCCCCGCCGGGCTCAAGACGGCGATTGACGCTCTGGTCAATTCGGCCCCGGGAACGCTCGACACCCTCAGCGAACTGGCGACGGCGCTGGGCGACGACGCCAATTTTGCGGCCACGATCACCAATGCCTTGGCCCTCAAGGCCCCGCTGGCCAGCCCGGCTTTGGACGGCACGCCCACCGCGCCGACCGCCGCCGCCGGCACCAGCACCAAGCAGATCGCCACCACCGCCTTTGTGCAGGCGGCGCTGGTGGCGCTCGGGCTCGAGGCCTATGCCCGGCTCACCGCCGCGCAGACCTGGACCAAGC